CCCGAATACGGCTGAAGTGAGCGGGTTTTACTGACCAGCGTCCCGGAAACAGGCAGCACCGCGATACCATCAGTGACCTGGTAGCTTCGCGCCGGCTTTGGTCCCATGTCCTCATCATCACCAAAGAGTGCCAGCGGTTCAGCCATCTGCTCTGCGCCAAGCGTCACGCCCGACACGGTATCGGTCAGACGGGTGATACCTAACTGACCAGCGAGAGCACAAAAGAAAACCCGCGCATAGGCGGGTTCAAGTAAAAGCGGCTCATTGAAAGCCATACTGGCAATGTGCGGGAGATTACGCAGCTCTGGCGTCATCTGTCCCCTCCTCATTCGATTTTTTCAGTCCAGACTCAAAGGCCGAAGCCGCCCACGCTGGCGGTTTAAGGCCCGCAGCACGACGCTCCATCGTTTCACGAACCTGCTGGGCAAAGATTTCCTGATAGTCTTCCCCGCGTTTGGCGCATTCCTTCTCATAGGTGCTCAGCCCCGCCTCAATGAGCATGACTGCCTCCTGCACCTCCTTCAGTCCGTCAATGGCCATTCGCCCGGAGCCGATCCAGTCAGCATTTCCCCAGGCGCTTCTCGCCTCCTGAAAACTGAACCGGGCTTTAGACGGCAATGTCACCACGCGGCGGACAATGGCCTCTTCCAGCCAGCATAAAAACATCTGACAGGCCTGGCGGGAGGCAACAAATTTGCGACGCCCCATAAAGTACGCCCAGGACTCGTTAGCACTGGCGCGGGCGGTGGAATAACTCATCTGCGAATAGTTGCGAGAGAGTTGCTCATACGACACCCCCAGCCCTGCAGCAATGTAGCGCAACAGAGATTGTTCAAACGTCGAATAGCCGTTGTCAGTGTCCTGCGCTGACTGAAGATTCAGGGAGTCGCCCGGCATCAGATGCGGCACCTTCGCGCCCCCGAGACGAACCGGCGCCGCGGTATAGTACGAGGCCATCTCCCCCAGCCAGCCAGTCATCTTGCTTTGCTGCTCTTTACTGTCTGAGCCGAGAATAAAGTCCATCGCGGTTTGCGTATCCAGCTCACTTTCAATCGTGGCGGCATACATCGCCTTGACAATCGCGCTCTGGAGCTGCGTATTCTGCAGCGTATCGAGCATTTTCATTTGCTCCATGACGCTGTAAAACACGTTGGCACCGCGTGTCTGCCCATCTTCCAGGGGTTCAAACACGTGGATAAAGGAAGGCCGCCCGCCGGGCAGTTCACGCGGGATATAGGTCCACTTCTGCGCCATCCACCCCGGATAGCCATCCTCGCTGACGTAATATCCCAGCGCGGCGCCACTGTCATTTGTTCTGACACCTGCCCGACAGTTTCGCGTGTCTCCGGCGTTATTGGGGTTGCTGATGCGTTTTGGGCTCACCATTTTGAACTGTGTGCGGAAAAGACGCGTGGAATCACTGTCCCAGGTGGCCTGTGCACATAACTCACCGTTAAACGCATGCATGGAAACACCCTCGCGGATCATCATGGTGAATGTACGCTTACGTTCCGCATCAATGCAGCAGCAATCATCCTCCGCAAATTCTTTCCAGGCCGCCTCAACTTCACGGGAGAACGCCCGGGCCTCTTCCTCCCCAATGCCAAGAAAACGCCAGCTGGGCCGATAACTGAGCCGGAAAAACGACCCGACAATGTGGTCCTGATGGAGCTGTACCGCGTTTGCCGCATAGCCGTTATTGCGGACCAGATCGTCAGCGCGCGCGTTACCACGGGAAAAATTAGGCAATAACGCAGCATCTGCGCTTTCACTCGGTGGATTCCAGGCGCGGAGCTGACCGCCAAAGCCACCAGCACCGCCATGATATCCGGCATAATCCCGTAGAGCGGTTTTACCGTCCGGTCCTAACAAAGCAGGTGTTTTCATGCGTAAAATCCTGCCGGTCCCCGGCGTCGTGGAGTGGTGCCAACCTGTGACTCAAGTTCGGCAATGTATTTTTTCAGGTCACTGACGGAGGTCGCGGTAAACTCAACCCGCCGGCCGTCTTTTTGCACCGTTGCCACCCGCTTTCCCATCATGAGATCGTGCAACGCAGCGCGGGCGGCATCCAGATCAGTCTGTGTCGCCATTATTCATCTCCAGATAATGCCCTGGCATAATCAGCCAGGGTTTTGTTATTGGTCCGGTTCCCCTCTTCCTCCAGCAGGCTTGCGAGCAGTGAATCAAGATTCAGTTGCCATCGCGAAATACTGATCCGCAGGGCAGCCAGCGCGTACACGAAGCAGTCCAGCGCCTCATTTCGTCGCTTTTTGCTGTCCCAGACGATTTTCTTACGCCCGTCCACCCATTTTTCAACCTGCTCCTCAGCAGTAAGCTGCTGTGCCTCAGCCAGATCGTAAATTTCTGGGTTATTGGGAAAATGCACGGCACCGGCAAGAGGTTCACTCCCTTCCGGCTGAAGTGTGAAGCGGTTATAAATCTGCTCCTTTGCGGTATCTGTACCCACTTCCGTCAGATAAACGCCGTTCTTGTTGCGTTTACGCGGCATATTCGCCACAGGCTTACCGTAAACGGAAGCCCCTTTAATCGGGATCACGCGAAACAGACCATGCTTTTTTGAGCGATTGTAGACAATTGTGGGGTCAATACCGCCGATATCCCAGCAGATACGGGATACCGACATTTCCACGCCATTCTTTCGGGGGTAGGTTTTGTTAATCGCCTCGTCCACCCTGACGAGAGTAGCTTCATCATCATGACGGCCCATAATGATCTGCCGGTCAATCAGCCAGCTTTCCTCACCGGGCCCCCATCCCCAGACGCGCATTTCATATCGATCCAGCTGGGAGTCAATCCCGGCTGTCAGATAAGCAACACGATCCGGTACGGATGCCCCGAAAAACTCTTTACGTTCGGCCATGATCTCCGCGTCAGGCCGTTCACCAATTTTAGGCTCCCATGTTTCGCCCAGAGTGGTGTTAACGAAGGTTTTACGCTTTCCGGTATCCCCTTTCGTTTTTAGCCAGTCTTTAACGATCTGTACCCAGGTGGTAAACGGGCTGTATGCCGTCCAGATGTGAAACGTCACGCTGTCTGGCGGGTCGATTTCGGTGCCTGTTGATGAAAACCAGGATAAACCGTCGCGCGTCCAGATCCCGGTGGTGTCGCAGATGTAACGAGCTTCAGTGAAATCCAGCTCCTGCTGCTTAATGACGCAGGCATTATGTTCGCACAGGTAAAAGACGCTGGAAGGTTCGCCCGGTGTCCATTTGAACCCGAACGGGGTCTCTTTGTCGCCGAACTTAAGGTACTGCTCTTCACCACAGTGCGGACAGGCAACATGAAAACGCATGAAATGCCCGGACTCGCTGGCAGCACGCTCAATCTGGCAGGTTCCCTTTGTTTTTGGCGTTGATCCGCGAATAGATTTGGGCCAGACAGAGCCCTCAATACGTTTATCACCGAGAAACGTCGGGGAACCCTCTTTCTCAATATCCTCATCAAAAGCAGCGAGTTCGTCATAGCCGGCAACATCCACTGACTTTTCACGATAGTTTTTCGCCGCCTTACCACCCAGACACCAGAACCCGCGACCGTTGGAGAAGCGTTTCATGCTGAGCGTATTGTCCCGGTGCTTTTTGCCATACCAGGGGGCCAGCGCCAGAAGTGACGGAATATCGCGAATCGTCGGCTCAACATGCGACTTCATGAAGTTTTCGGCGTCACCATCAGTGGGCAGCCAGATAAGGGAATTTCGCTGCTTGTGCTGAATAAAATACGCATAAACACCCAGCAACATTTTTGAATAGCCAACACGGGCAGACTTAACAACGTTAACTTCACGAATGTAGTCGTTACCCATCGCATTCATGATCGCGCGTTGAAACGGCAACGTTTCCCAGCGCCCTTCCTGATAGGCCGACTCTTTGGGGAGATAGTAATTATCGTCTGCCCATTCAACCGCCGTTTGCGGCTCAGGCCGGTACAGCGAAAGTAGCCCTGCGCGCGCAGAGTGCTGCAGCCCCTTAACCTGACTGTTCGATATATTCACTCAGCAACCCCGGTATTATTTCATCCAGCGCAGCTGCTTTGTTCATGGCCTTAATGATGTCCTTCTTGAGGAAATCAATATGTCGGTTTTCCAGCTCCGGGAAGCGCCGCTGAACCGACAGAGGAACTCCATCAAGAATGCTGGCTACTTCTCCGGCCATCCGCGACAGCACGAACGTGCAGAATGCGGTTTCCACCACCTCAGCGGAATCTTTTGCATTTTTTAGTTCCTGGGCGTCTGCCTGCGCCCGGGTAAGGCGGTGACGCTCATAGTCAATCGTACCTGGCTGGAGGTCGGATTCCGATGCAAGACGAAGGTCTTCCACCTCCTTGCGTAATTTCTCATTCTCAATCGCCGCGTCGCGTGCGGAATACCATTCAATAGCCGCGGAAGATTCATAGAGGACCTCATTACCTTTTCCGCCACCACGTGCTACAGGCATTCCCTGATCCTGCCAGTTCTGAATGGTTCGCACGCTGACCCCAAATATTTCAGAAAGACGCTTTTTGTTGACCTCCATAGCTCACTCCATGCACGAAAACAGAGAAAGGAAACGCCCTCTAGTTATTTAGCCGTTTTTAAGGCTTATCGTTTCCTTTCTTTTCAGGGGTGTTTGCAGTTAAAACAATGAATTAGCGAGAAGAAGAACGGAAACGGCAAATGCCAGAAAATTTTCATAAATAGCGAGAATCTGCGAGGTCGCCGCCCCGTAGCGCGCCGATATGCCGGAAAGGACCCGCAAACGATAATAGTTACCATTTACACGTAAAAATTAACGACTGCGGGAATTCCAGATCAGTCCACCGGGCTGACATTCTTTCTGGATGGCTTTACGGATGGTCTCTTCAAAATCAGGCATTGCTTTATCGCGCGCCAGTGCATTTTTCAGAATGCTATAGATGTTGCTACCGATACCAGAAGTATGGGCTTCATTGTTGCAGTTAATACCGATAGATACGGTATAGGTAGATGGTGTTGTCTCACCGCCGCAGGCATGTTGCTGATAGCTTTGAGAGCATGCCCTGGCATTTGCTATAGCCTCAGCCAGATCGTTAACTGCCTCCCCGACAAGAGGGCGACCACTTCTCCATGCATCGTCAAGAATCTTGCTAACATCGATGCTGTCATTGCTGGTCTTCGGCTTCGGCGTTTTTGTAGGTTCTTCGAACTTCCCCATTCGCCAGGCAATAGAACCATCAGTCCGATAGCCAACGATTTCGCCATTGCCATAACTGACGTGGCCACCTTTCGGTTTGCGTTTATCTTTCACACGTAGATGTTCAGGGAAGAAAGAAGCATCACCCCAAACTGCATGGCGGCGACCTTTTAAATCGTAGTGTGCGCTACCTGCAGGACTTTTGAGAATCAGGCCGTCGTCGGTCATTGTTACGCGCATGCCCAGCATTGCCTGCTGCAGCGATAAATATTTCATGAGGGGTTTCCTTTTAGACGTGAGCCTTTCGCACGGCAAAGCCGCCAAGAGTTAACGGTTTACCCAGGCTCACTACTGAAAGACTCTCTTTGATGTGCGCGTGCGATGCGCATAAAAAAGCCCCACATACGCGAGGCTTTTTATTTAGATAGGATTGAATGCAATGCAATGTATTTTCAGATTTTCTCTTCTCGATTCAAAGTCACTCATTAAACTCTCAAAAACCTCAACTGCACTAACTCCCTCCTCAGAGGTGAAAGTATCAGAACCGGAATATTCAAGTAACTTTTCACCCGTTACTGAGTCATAAGCAACCCATGAAAAAAACCAGTATTTTTTAATATTCATTGCCCCTCCGCTTTCTAGAGTAGCATATATAACATTATCCTAGGAATTCAGTGAATGTTCATCACGAGTTATTCTTTAATATTTCTAGCACATCAACTTGCGACAATGTTATTTGTGATTGTTCGACGGACAGGCGTCGGATAGCTTCATTTGCTACATGATTGATAAACATTTCATGCTGCTTAATTATTTTTTCAGCTTTCGTAATTAGAAGATTCCACTCTTCTTCAAATGACCCTCGTTCAGAGGAATGCAACGACCTGTAATAGTAGCGGAACAACTCAGAAGCCATAAAAAAATCTGGCCATGCTCCTTTGTAATCGCCAATGAGATGCTTATATATCTCACGATTAAATTCTCCACATACAAGGCTTTCGGATATAGCTCCGCTGAGTAAGTTGATAACCCGGTTACCCAGATGAAAGTTAATTTGTTGTAAATCAACAAAATCCGGATGAGGGGCACGACCACAATATGAATCGCCCACTATGGTTGTGGCAATGACTATGTCCTCGCTTGCCTTTTCAAGTATCCAACCCGTTATCCAATGACCTGCCTCATGCTTAGCATTGCTTACCGTTATTTCTTTTCTCATAATCCCACCACCGAAAAGTGAAGCCTAATCATACCAGTTTTCAACGCTTCACTATGTGGTCAACCATGTTGTTATTTGACTCTCTCACTTGGTCATAAACGCGTTCACACGTCATCCCGGCGGCATAGCGCTCATCAGCGATTCCAGCATATCGTTTAGCTTCTGCTGCAATACTTCCGAGCATGTCGGCGAGCATTCTGGCATGGGCTCCGGCTGTCTTGCTTCTGACGGCAACGGCAAGATTTGCGGTGTGCTTTGCGGCGTCCAGGCGGGCGGCAAGCTTTGTTGCTTCGGTGCGCAGCTGGTTAACAGTGGCAGACAGGCCAGCAGCAGTGGCAGCAGATTTAGCGGCTTGTGCTTGTGCATCTTTTACAGCCTCATCACGGGCAATAATACGCCCTTGTTCGATCATGCGGGCGGCGGTCTGGGCGTTCGCTGTTTGCGATGATTCCACGCTGTCACGTTCAGCCCACTTCTTTTCCCAGCCGCGATTGCTCCATACGTTTCCGGCGATAAATGCGACGGCCACCAGCACCGAAATGGCAATGAACTGATAGCGCAGGCTCACTGGTCTATCCCCCAGCACGTCAGCGCGCTTTCCTGGTCTCGCCGTTCTACTTGCCCATAGCAGCCGTTTTTCTGGCCTTTGGTCAGACGACAGTCGCGGCCACCGTCTTTAATCCACCAGCGGATCGCTTCACACGCGCCAATACGGTCACCAGCATTAATTCGCTTATAGAACGTGGACGGGAAACATTTTCCCGGGCCGATGTTATATGGGCAAAAAGAAGCAATCCCGGCTTTCTGTGGTTCGGTCAGTGGTACCTTGATATTTCTCTCAACCCACACCAGCGCCTTATCGCGTTCTATGGCGTTCACCCGGGCGCATTTCTCAGAAGACATCTTCATGCCCTGAACTACTGGCTTACCATCAACCATCGTGGCGCCACGGCAAATGGTCCAGTGTCCGCCACCGTCGCGGTATGCCGTAAGGCTATTACCCTCTTTCTCATTAAGAAACTGATCGAGAATCACAGGTGCAGAAGCCCCCGCAAGAATCAAACCAACGACCGCTGCGCTCAGTTTATTCTTCAGCTTTGGTGGCATAGCCATTGCGACGATCCTCCCGTTCTTTCCAGCGGAAATACCAGTTCACTGCACAGGTAATAACGGTGCATGCGATACCGACAATAATTGCCCAGTCGCTCAGGCTTAACCCTGCAATTCTGTCGGCCAACATCCAGGACACCTCTTTTGCTGTTTTAGCTGTTTCGGCATATGCCTTCGCTGATACACCGCAGCCGGCAAGCGTGGTTCCTGATCCATATGAAAGTCTGCTGTAAATGGTGCTCATTCTGGTCATAGCCTCACCTCCGATAGTTCGGATGGCGCTGTGCGTGATTGAAGGGGATCAGGCAACCGGGATCTTATGTTCAAGTAAAAATTAAGGATGATTCCCGGTGCCTGAAGATGGTGATCACCACAGCAACGGAGAAGCGTGGTGATCGTTATGATTTTTTCAGTTTTTCCACCTCTTCGGTGGTCTGTATAAACCTGTCTTCCTCCAGTTCTACACCGATCGCCCGACGGCCAAGTTCTATTGCTGCTTTCACAGTTGAACCAGAGCCCATAAAGAAATCGGCAACGATATCCCCCGGCCTGCTGCTGGCGCTAATGATCTGCTTCAGCATGTCGGCAGGTTTTTCGCATGGATGTTTGCCCGGATAAAACTGAACAGGCTTATGCGTCCATACGTCGGTATACGGAACTAGAGCGGAGACAGAGAAGCAGCGCCGGAGAGTTTTGTATTCCTCCAGCAATTCTGAATACTTGCGGTTTAATGACTGATAGGTAGCTACCAGCTGGTGGTGAGGATGTTCAAGTTTCTGCTCAATGTGCTTATCGATAGCGATCCGCGTGAACAGTTCCTGCAATTTTCTATAGTCCACTTCATTTGGTAGTTGCCATTGGCTTGCACCAAACCAGTGTGACGCCATGTTTTTCTTTCCTGTTGCCTCAGCTATTTCTTTCGAGCTGACACCCAGTGATTCACGGGCATTACGGAAGTAATCAATCAGCGGCGTCATAATGTGCTGCTTTAGCTCTGTGCTTTTCCTTTCGTAAACATCCTCTTTACCTGTATACGGCCCAAGATAGTGCTCAGCAAACAAAATCCGTTCCGTAGATGGAAAGTACGCACGCAGGCTTTCTTTGTTACATCCATTCCAGCGGCCTGATGGTTTTGCCCAAATTATGTGATTCAAAACGTTGAACCGGGCACGCATCATAATCTCTATATCTGAGGCCAGTCGGTGACCGCAAAACAGGTAAATGCTGCCAGCAGGTTTAAGAACGCGAGCATACTCAGCCAGACAGCTATCAAGCCAGCGTAAGTAGTCCTCGTCCCCCTTCCATTGGTTGTCCCAGCCGTTGGGTTTCACTTTGAAATACGGCGGATCCGTAACTATCAGATCAATAGAGTTATCCGGGAGGGTGGCGACGTAATGCAGGCTATCAGCGTTGATTAACTCAACACTGTTTATTTTTACAGTACTTTTCATAGATCAGTAAGCGTAACTCTGATAGGCTCACGTTGCTTTTGCGCTAAAGCAGTGGGCCTTGGTTAGCTTGTGACCTGAAAGCATGAGCTGATGGCTGGCCGGGTGCGCTAACACCCACCAGCCGCCCATTTCCACAGCAGAAAGCCCCCATTACTGGAGGCGTTTATAACATCCAAACTGGTAATCAGATAAACCCGCCATCACCAGCTGTGTGAGAATGAGCTGGCAACGTTCTCGGCTAAGGTGGGTATTCTGTGCAATCTCCCCAGCCGTTGCTGGTTTATCGCTTAACTCATTGAAAACAGCCTTCGCGGTTTCTGTCATATCTTCCTGATTTAGCATGTCTTTTACCTAAAATTATTTGCGTGACATACAGATAACTCTGGTTGTAAACAGCAGCAAGAAGTCTTTGCAAAAGACATAAAAAAACCCGCCGAAGCGAGGTTGTGAAATGCTTTAAGTTCGTGTCTAAGTGACCACTCTTAACACAGTAATAGATAAAATGCGGACCGCGTTAGTGATTTTGTATTTTTTTCTCTGTAAATTACATATCTAAATAACTAACCCCATCCATTATGAGCCTTAAAGATATCGGGCCTAGCAAGGAAAGTCATGGAGAAGTCTACTTCCTTTAAGGTGTTTTATGACGCCGATGATAAAGAATTGTCGAAACACGCGATTGACGCAGAAGATCTTGGAAAATCAATACTTTCCATGACGACACTAATTAACAAAGCCGATGATTTATTAAACGATGGCAATAAATCGGTTAAGGTCTTAGTTTCTGCCCCACTCAAGAAAGGTTCAGTTGGTATTGCTTATACTGTTGTGCAACTTTTACCTGATGCAATAGATGTTCTAAAAACTATTGGGATAGTGGGAACTGTTGGTGCGGCTGCACATGCTAGTGCGTTGTCTTTGATTAGGCAGTTGGGGTCGAAAAAGGTCGTTTCGGTAACTAAAAAAGCTGGAACAGATATGGCAGTCCTTGAGTTTGAAGATGGAGATATCGAATGCCCGTCAGCTGTTGCCACTCTTGTAACCGAGCCAGTGATTCGTGATGCTTTGATCTCTGTTGTTCAAGGTCCACTTGAAGGAAAAGAGTCTCCTGTTTTCAAAATAGTAGATGGAAATGACGAAGTACTGGTGAAACTCGAAGGAGATCAGACCGAGGAAATTAAGCCGCTTCCAAGAGGAACGCTGCTGACAAAAACCGTTGAAGAAAAAGAAGTTAATGTTAAGTTTACTCAGGTTAATTTCCACAGCGAGAAAGGCTGGAGAATGGATTACAACCAAGAGGAGCATTCCGTACTACTTACAGACTATGAGTTTTTAGCTAAAGTAAGGATGGCCGAGGGGACTGTAACTAGTGAGGATATGTTCTCTGTCCTTTTAGAAACAACCCGTACCACTTCAGCGCGAGGAAAGACCGAAAAGTACGTTATAAAAAAAGTACTTCGGCATCGAGTGATGCAGGGGAAAAAATTGATATAGCCACGGTAGAACCTAATGATACAGCAACAACTTTTACAAATCGTGTTTTGGTTGGGGGTAATTATAAGCCTTCCGACCTTCTATCGCTTTGTATATGCTGGCTCAGCACTGCTGTGGCGCAAGGTCTTCCCTACCAAAGTTGTGGAACTTAGGTTCTACAATGCAAATCGTTCGCTCGAAAAAACTGTCACTCTTCGTTTAAATCAAGAAGATGGCAAGAAAATCGTTGATCTAATTGATGATGCAACCAATCATGGGCATTCAAAAAAATGAGCGACGATAAGAAAAATATGTTAAGCACCAACTCTGGACTCACTACTGGGGGCCTTGGTGCTGTTTTGACGACTTTAGTTCCTCTTGTCGCGCCAGAACAGAACAGTGAGTGGCGTCCTTTCTTATACGCTCTCGCGCCTTTAGTTTCTGCTGGGATAACCTACGTAATGATGTACGTTATTAATCGACATGGACTTGAATCACCAGCTGAAGCAGCCCTACGGAATAGGCTTGAAAGAGATTTGAAGGGCATCGACGAACAATTGAAAAGCCCGCACGTAAGTGAGAAATTTAGAGCTGAGCTAATTCAAGACCGTGAGGAAACCGTTAGGAAGATTGTCAATATTGGTAAAACTGTTGAAGTTATACCTTCCGGTACAGCCAAAGAAGACTAAACGGTCTCGAATACCGTTTAGTCTATCAAAACTAATAATCCATCTCTAACCGTATGTCTAACATAGACAAACAGCCGTCGATAAATCCTTCCGCCATCTGTATCTCAATACGAATCAGTTTCTCGTCCTTCTTTCGCGCTTTTGCTATCTTCCTCTTCGAGATACCGTACAGGTAATGAGCGACAAGAAGCGAATGCTCATATGGCTTTCGGCTTTTCAGTCGTGCCAGGCAGCCTTCAATGATAAGCGCATCATCATCTGTACATGACAACCTGGTTTTGCTTGTCTGCGGTAAAAGTCCCTTGAAGCCAGCGGCAATATGGGAATAGTCAACACCAGAGTTATCAGCTGATGCCCAGCCCCCCCAACGTTCTAAAACCATCTGAATATCACGCATTACTTTTCTCCATACACTTAAGCTTTCGCAATTACGCCGATCGCCAGCGCCCGATCCATAAAACGCAGTAGCAGCTCAAGCTGCGTACCATGCTTCTGCTCGAATGCCAGTACATCGGCGTGTAACTCATCGTGGCACTCTCTGCACAGAGGGATCACGAAGAGATCATGGGCTTTTGTTGCTGTCCCCCCCATACCGTGCCCTACGATATGGTGCGGATCATCTGCTGGCCGTCGGCAACACTCACAGGGCTGTGTTTTAACCCAGCGGGTGTACGTCTCATTTATCCAGCGGCGACGTTTTGGCCTGAGCATAAAAGACTCTGGCGACTCCGGATCAACAGAGAGCGTGAGGATCTTCTTCGCCTTCTCCTGCACGAGTCTGGTTGCTGACGAGGAAGGCACTATGTCGCTTTCCCTCATGACAGAACGGATCTTCTCATCCGGAAGGCGCAGCCCTTTGTGCGCAACGCTTTCCGGAATAACATCAGCCAGGTCGTTTCTGACCATCCACCAGCACAGTTCCGGAAGCGTCAGGATATGAGACTCGGGAAAACCAGAATCACGCCGAATGACTTCCAGAATCCAGGATACCAGGTTTCCGGCCGCTATACCTGCAAGCTGTTCGGTATGCTGCCCCGACAAAGTGTGATCGCAATGCCAGCACAGGCGAATGCTTCCTGGTGGGTGCCGCATTGTTGTGAAGTTCTTGTCGTGCCACGTTGAATGTGGCCACTGGCATTCAAACCGATTACTCAACCATTGCTCAAGGGAAGGAAGCCCACCGGCACGCTGAATAACCCTCTCATTCTCGAAGACCTGACGCATTACCGGATCATCAGCCAGCGGCTGAATGGCTGCCGGAACAGCCCCGGTACTGAATGACGCCATTTCTTCTGGTTCAGGCTCGAGCAGAACGCGACCACGCATGAAGAGGTGCATCAGTTCCGCACCGGGACGGAACAGCACAATCCCCATACGATGGGCGATCTCGGGGGTAAGCAGAGCTCTCACGCGACCTGCCCCCTGGCAATGTGTTCTGCCCACAGTCCACCAATCCAGCGCACGCCTTTCGCCGTGAATCGTGCCTGGCTGAATGCATGATTTGAGGTTACGGATGTACCGGTTTTCACTTCAAAACGGCCCGCATCAATATGCTGATGCCGTGGGGTCATCGTTCCGCCAAGGCGATACATGATGTCGTTCTCAAGGAGGAATAACCGCAGATCTGGCTCTTTGGCCTTAAGCAGTTTTGCCACCTGACGGAATGACATTGACCCACTGGCTGTACAGTACCGATCAACAAACGCTACCTTCGGCGCCGCGGCAGCCAGTTCGTTAGTCAACTGCTGTTTTTGTTCTGCAAGGTCAGCTGCAAGACGTAGGGCTTCAGAGAATGATTGAGGAATCGTCTGCTGCTGTGCCTGCTCAAGCTCCTGCCAGCGATCAACCAGACGTGCGGTAAACTCCGGCGACAGCTGCGCGACAACGATATAACTGTCCCGCTTCCCTATCAGATAAACCGATACCGACTGATTGAGGTGATTTTTAACTTCCCCCATTGGGGGGAGTTCAATAACACCGCGCTCTGCCAGGCGTTCAATGGACCGTTTAACATGGTCATGTCGTGATTCCACCAGCTCAGCAATATCGCTGCTGGACATGGTTAATGCTGTTGTTGCTAACTGGCTCATACTTTTCTCCATATCAGGCGGCTGCACCCGCCGGTTCATATCTGCTGATCGTTATCTCTACCCGACCTTTCGGCACAACGGGTCCCCATTCCACCAGCATGCGCTTAATCTGGCTGTCGTCTTCCCAGACACCCGCATGCGTCAGCGCGTCAAACAGGGCTTTGTTGTAATTATCGATATCCCGGCGGCGCGCATCCGGCGGGTACAGAGTGATTTCTACCGCTGCCAGTTCAGTCGATGGCTTCGGGAGACGTCGTAATTGCTCAATGATCGCCACGCAGGCAGCGCTTTGGTATTTACGGCCATCAGCGCTAATGAGGTGACGACCGGCCAGCGGCCCCTTGTTAGGGGCGCGCCAGTAAGTATTCACGCTCGGAGGAAAAGGCAGGACCAGTTTCACGCAGCCTCTCCCCGCATATTGCGAACAAGTTCAGAAGCAGCAGTAATGATTTCGCTGGTGGCAGTCCGCTCCAGCCAGAGTTGATTGATGTTGGCTTTCAGCTTGTTCTGCTGTGATTCATCCAGCATGTCAGCGCCGTCTACCTGGTCGAATACAATTCCAACCTCCAGCGGCCAGATACGGGACTCGGGAAGCGGATCCGATACTGGTTTAGCTTTCTCACGGATGTGCATGCGGATCTGGCGAATATTGGACCAACTGGAAACATCCAGGCTTCCCATAGCTGCAATGAAATCAGTACTGTTCATGCCATATTCACCAGATGCTTCAAGGGCAACAGTCCGAATACGTTCCGACATATCCAGGCGCGCAGCAGCGTCATCGAATTCAATCGACAACAGCCACTCATCCACACCGAACAAAATACTCTCACGAATAAGCAGCTTCGCTTTGTCGATCGTTAATGGTGATACCTGAGTGAATTCCGGTGCTTCGACAGAATCCGCCGCCCAGGTATGCCCAAACTTCGATTCACTGAATGTGTATTCTTCTTTATCGCCGAACGCAGCTCTAACGCATGCCCACGCCTCGACACCGCTGATATCAAAAATATCTTTCTGGGTAAGTGGCAACTCTGCTTCTGGCTTGTCAGCTACAGATGGTGTGGCAGTTGCAGGTTGAGACTTGCTGGCAGCAAATTGCGCCAAAGTCATAAACGCCCGCCCTTTTGCCTCCAGTTCTGTACGGTTGATATAGCTGAACCGCTCACCACGCCATGACTTATCGAATACAGCTATAGCACCGGCAAAAAACGCGCTGGTGGGTTTCTGTTTTTCGTCAGCAGGTACAAACCACACAGGCAGATCGAACCCAATACGACCACGAATAAACATGATGTGATCGGCATCTTCCGGCCACCATGTTTCACTTGTGGCAGACTTCACCAGGTAAATATAGCGACCACCTCTTTCACGCATGTCCATGGTGTGATTCATGATGTGCGTCATACCCGTAATCGCCTGCTTGTCGTGATACTGGGAGCGGCTATATGGAGGGTTGGCAAAAGCCGCGCCGCCCAGTTCATCCAGACGTTCAGACCAGTTCTGTGTCAGCGCGTTATCTTCGGCGGTGTACCATGCCGGGCATTTCGCGTTGTCGGCGTCAGCAAACAAGTCCAGAACTAATGGACCAAATAGCGCGTTGATCCCCCAAAAAAGCAGATCCGGTGTTCGCCACTGATCGCCAACTTCTTTCAATTCGTGGGCTGGTTGGCTACGTAGTGCCGCCAGCGACTGGCAATATTTGTTTAACGTCATCCTCTGAACCCCTCTGGAATCGTTGTATCAACCGGACCAAAAGCCATCACATCGCGCTTTTTCGCACCCCAGTCAGCGCGTTTAGGCCGTCCTTTCTGCTCCCAGCGGGTAGCGCTTTGCAGATAGCTCTCGAATTTCTTCGGGCCGAACAGCGTTTCCGGGCGCATGTACTGGTACTGCTCGTCGTTCTCGTGCCAGTGCTCATGCTTCAGGTCGATAACCAGTTGCAGGTCTGCAACGCTGTATCCCTCACGCAGTCGGGCACGGATGTTCTCTAGGGATGTTTTGGATTTCTGATACCGGGATCCGCTGATCTGGTTCAAATGGGTCAGAACCAAAATTGCCTGATCAGTAATCACGACTTCAGGGTCTGGTTGCGCCGCAACCGGACAAGAGGGTTTTGAAGTTACTTGTGGATCTTGTTTTGATTTTACTGACGGATCCCCGCCAGATTCTGACGGGTCAAAACCGCCGTTTTTGACGGATTTCGACGGGTCAGTTTTTGAGGCGTCAAATTTTGATGCGTCAGATTTTGACGTGTCAGAATCTGACAGTTGAGAAAATGCGGCAGCCTGAAGTTTCGCCACATTCAGGCGGTACACGTTCGACGCATTACGGTTACCATTACGGCGCTGTGTACGCGTGAGCCAGCCATCTTTTTCAAGCTTTGCGATTGCCGTTCTGATCGTGCTAGGCCCTGCGCCAAGCTGGCGAGCAATAGTTTCAATGGACGGCCAGCACACTCCCTCATCGCTGCTGAAATCAGCGAGGCGAGCCATGATCGCGACACTAGACAACTTCATGCCCGACGCCGCGCAACCATCCCATACGTAGCCGGTTAATTTAGTGCTCATGATCGTCCGTTATCTCCCTGAACTTTTGCCTGAAATGCTCAAGTGGGCTGAAGCATTCGTGTGGGTAGCCATCACGCAGATAGATAACGCGCTGTGTTTCTGGCTCCCAGCGGATAACACGGACTTGCACTCCGCGGTGGTCTTTGAACCTTCGGTTAAGTTCGCGCACAGGCGTTTTGCCCTCCGGTTGTAGACCCCCACAATTGAAACCGCCCTACTGTGGTTACACGGAACCCAGCGGTTTGATAATCTGCGTTCATACCGAAACAACGGAGTACCCGAAACCGGGATCATCCTTAGTTGCGGTAGACGGTTAAAAGCCGTTAAACTGCTCATGCGGATTATTTCTCCATACTCGAAGAGTTGTTCGCCAAGGCGCCCGGAGCTGCACACTCGCGGGCGTCACTCTTTTCAGCGACACAAAAAACTCGATAAAGAAGCGTTACGTGCTCCTGGAACTTCGCGATAACCTGATAGCTGTTTTCCTCAATCTGAGCACGCTCATCTGCGTCAATTACCCCATCAGCCGTGGCTTTACGTACAAAATTAGAATGACGACCTATCCATTCAATGGACTCCATCAGGCGCTGGTTTATATCGGCGTTATCCAGATCATCAACGTCTGCCAGCGGTACAAATACGCCCTGAGAATGGCGCGCGACAGCATCAGCTATATGAGTTGAACCACCAGCACGTTGTAAAACCATTGCCCAGCCCAGTGGGAAGATCTGGTCGCCGTCAACACGAAGGCGGTTAAACAATGCGTTCTCTGTCACGCCCAACCATTCCGCCGCCTCAGCATATCCACCAGGCAGATCGGTAATCGTTTTTTTAATCGCTACCACCAGCCAGGAAGGCTGACGCTCGACTTTCCAAATAGGTTCGTTACCCACGGTTAACCCCTTAATTCTGTGGTTACTTTCATGCCGCTGTTTTTTTATGCTCCAGTTCAGGCCAAATCTTTTCCCAATCATCCGGGTGAAGATTTTTTCTACTAACTGAGCCGCCAGATTGTGTTTCGATAGAAACAGATAGAGCAGCTCCCAACTTTTGCTTTTTGCTAATGGCTTTACGCAGGTACTCAAGAGAGGTTTCGCATCGTGCTGCAAATTCTCTCTGTTTTTCGAGCGACAAAGCGTTTAGGTAATTTCTTAACGTTTCCATCACGCCTCCTATGTTTGGAAATTAAATATATCTTTAAGTAAATACATGTCAATACTCACAGGTCATTTACCTTGAAGTAAATTTAAGTAAGATGGAATTATGAAAACTGAATCGCCTGACATCTTCGAGTTACGACGCCTCAAACTTCAGGAGTTGGTAACTCGCTATAAAACCCAGAAAGAGTTTGCTGAAAATGCAGGGCTTGATCCGACTGTTGTCTCTCGGATGCTTTACCCTGTTGGTAAACCTAATAAGCGGAATATTGGTGAGCAAGCGGCTCGGCAGATCGAAGATGCTTTGAAAATCAGCAGAGGATGGTTGGATGGTCTTGGCCCAACCTCAAATATGGATATTGATGTACCCGCCCGCAATATCGACACTTATCGTGTAGAAGTTCTCGATCTTACTGTGAGCGCAGGTCCAGGGTCTTTCATGATTTCTGAGTTTGTTGAGGTTCTACACGCTATTGAGTTCACTACTGAGCACGCTCGTTCACTCTTCGGGAATCGTTCTCAGGATGATGTTAAAGTAATGACTGTAGATGGCGACAGCATGTGCCCAACCATCCAGTCTGGTGACAGGTTGTTTTTCGATATTTCGATAAGAAATTTCAAGGTGGACGGTGTTTATGCGTTCGTTTTCGGACAACACTTCCACGTGAAGCGATTACAAATGCAGGGCTTGCAGCTTGCAGTCCTGTCCGATAATCCAGTGTACAAAGACTGGTATATAACTGAAGAAAATCAGGATCAACTGTATATCATGGGTAAAGCTCTGCTCCATGAATCAATAGCTTACAATAAACTGTAACTGCTATTTTTGGATAGTTGAACAGACCTAACTCTTAATGAAATAACATCTAACCCGGCCACTGAGCCGGGTTTTTACTGCCCTTTTCTCACCATAGCAGCGGCGTCTCGCAGAACACCTTTGTGGATCACGTTGCCCACCGCACGTCGTTTTCTTTCCAAACAATCGACGATCGCATCACGGTCAATCACTACTCCGCCGATTATCAATTCGACAACTGCGCCGCCAATCTCGCCAGCTATGAATGCCGCACGGTCTTCTTCCAGTTCGTCACGTTCCATACCAAGCCCTTTCTGGTGTTTTTTTGAGCATAACACGCATCACCTACTTAAATAAAATCCAATTAAAAGCAAGTAGTTGCCATTAAGGTAAATAAAAATATACCAATAGGTATTTACACAAAAATTACTCACAGGTATATTTAATTCATCAACAGCGAACAGGCAGGACGCCCACGAAGTAGCCGCCGGTGGCATATGAATAACCGGATGATTCGTTGACAGGTGTCTTCGGGAGGGGTTGCGAAGCTGGCTTGACCACCAGCAACAGAAACTCAGCCACGATACGGAGCCGTTAACCCACGGCGTGGAGTGTAAATACCGTAGGGGTTGTAGCTGGTTGGTCGCCAGCGCCCCGCCCGAAGATACCTACCACCGCGCCTGATGTGGTTAAAAGCAGGCTAAAGCAATAACAAGTAACTCCCTGTTCTGGCGGCCCGGTGTTTTCCCACTTGTCCGGTAACCGCCAGCCTTTTTCAGGGCGCAACGACGAGAGCATTGACGAGCAAGGCATAAGTGCTGGTTCGATTCCAGACAGTCCCATTCAGTTGGGAGGGTTGGGCAGGGAAAAGGTTCGTTCGATTCGAACACCGGCAGTGCTCTCTTCGTTGTGGTAAATGGCGGGGCTGACCGTCAAACGGTTGAGAAAAGATAAGCAGGCGAAACGTTCTAAGCGAACATACGGACTGATCGAACGCGGATGGAACGGGCGGTTACGATATTGAAACACCGCGCCACTGAGCTGGAGTTCAGCACCAGCAACCACAACCAAATCACGCTTAGGACCGTGATAACCGTAGTTCCAGTATTGCTGTGTGTAGTCTTGGCGGTACCAGGGTCTTCAACCTTATGCAAGGGGGACGAAGATAATGTTCTATCTCGGTACCGCCCTTTTTACGCAACAGAAAAGGGCATCACCGGGCGACGGGCTCATAACCCAATCCACCCGGGCAAGAGGATGGCGATTGCAGTCGCCGACAAATGCAGGTGCCCTTCTCTGTTGTGTATGGAGAAAGTTCGGCGGTGGCAGCCGCCTTAACGAGGGTAAAACCATGAGTAATGACCGCATGACCGTAGTGCCAGATTTTCTTGGCGAACTGGATGCTGGCGTGTTCATGAACAAAATCGCGGCAGCACTTAATACCACCGCGCTTGGCGTTCTGAACAACGGCAACAAAGGCAAAGTAGTCCTCACATTTGATTTTGAGCGCATGGGTAATTCCGTTGAAGAGAAGCGCGTCAAGATCAAGCACAAGCTGAACTACAGCACCCCAACACCGCGTGGTAAAGCCTCAGAAGAGGACACAACCGAAACCCCGATGTGGGTCAACAAAGGCGGGAAGCTAACCATCCTGCAGGAAGATCAGGGTCAGCTGTTCGGGATCACTGGCGCGGTGGATGGAAAGCTTAAAGCGGCTCAGTGATCCGCAACAACAAACTCACTGATACCACTTTGATCATCAGTTAATAAGGAATTTTTATGTCTCAGTTAGACAGCGGTACCTTCAAGCAGGTCAAAGACCTGGTTCTTTCAGGTTATCACCTGAATGATATTCATGGCCTGGCTTGCCCGACCGCATTACTGCCAGAGGGTACTGGCATTGAAAGCCTCGAGCGCTTTTCTCTGGAGCGTTTCCGCTTTCGTGGCGCAATGACCACAACCAGTATTGACGACTTCGCACGTTATTCTAAAGGTTACGCCAGCGACAGTGAGCCAGCTCGTTGCTTTATTGACGCTGACAACATGACCGCCCGTTCAGTGTTCAACATCGGCACCCTGGATAATCCCGGTCACGCCGATAACGTTGCTTCAATCACCCTGAAGAAAACCGCCCCGTTCCGCGCGCTACTGCAGATCGATGGTCAACGCCTGAAGCAAAAGCAAATCGCCGAATGGCTGGAAGACTGGAGCGATTACCTTCTGGCGTTTGATGCTGATGGCAATACGATGCAGATTTCCCAGGCGGCTCAGGCTGTGCGTCGTATCACTATTCAGCAAGCAACCCAGCAGGACCATGAAACTGGTGATTTCGCTGGTACAAAATCGCTGATGCAAAGCGTTGAAGCAAGCAGCAAAGACGTAATGCCTGTGGCGTTCGAGTTCAAATGTGTGCCGTATGAAGGTCTGGGTGAACGCCGCTTTAGCATGCGTAACAGCCTGCTGACCAGCGATGAACCCTGCTTTGTTCTGCGCATTGTCCAACTTGAAGCCCAGGAAGAAGCGATCGCCAACGAATTCCGCGATTTGCTGATCAGCAAGTTCGAAGGTGAATCAGTGGAAACTTTCATCGGTAACTTTAAAGCCTAATTGCTCTGCATTAAATCCCCAGCGCCGCGGGGATTTATTGAAGCGTAATTCCATTAATTATCGCCAACCGGCGAGGGATTCGTGCAACCAAAATCTGCGCGGTGCAGCGCGCCAATATGGAGAAAACCATGAGCTACATTCAAACATTATCCGGTAAAAAATTTAACTACATTACCGCCACTATCGACGATATCGATGTTGAGGATATCGCGACTGCTCTTTCCAACATCTGTCGATTTGCTGGGCATCTGCCAGAGTTCTACAGCGTGGCCCAGCACTCTGTGCTTGTAAGCCAGATTGTGCCGCCAGAGTTCGCCTTTGAAGCGCTAATGCACGATGCTGCGGAGGCATATTGCCAGGATATTCCTGCCCCGCTCAAAGCCCTGTTACCAGACTACCAACGCATGGAAACTTATGTTGATGGTCTTATCCGCTTTAAATTCGGTATCTCTCTTGAACAAGCTGCTGTCGTGAAATATGCCGATCTCACCATGTTAGCCACCGAGCGCCGTGATCTGGAAATCGATGACGGTTCGAAGTGGGAAATTCTCGAAGGTATTCCCTGCTCTGATCTCGTTCAAGTTATCCCTCTCCGTCCTGGTCAAGCCTATGGCCTGTTCATGAATCGCTTTAACGAACTGGTGGAGCTGCGCCAATGCGCCGCATGAAGGTAAAAGAACTCGTAGCGGAGGCTTTTGCCTCAGTTGCTGAATTGCCACCAAAGCATGCACCGCTTATGCGCGAAGTCGCCACCAGACTGGAGGCTACGTTCGCAGCATTAAAAGAGTCTCTGGTGCAACTGGAACAGGAACGTAAAGGTAAAACGCCATGACCGTATTTGAATATCTCCAGGCTCATCCGAATACCACCAGCGGTGAAATCGCCAAAGGTATGAACAAAAAGACACCCGCGGTCGCTGGCGCATTATCGCAACTCTATGGCACCGGCCGGATCGTGAAGTCTGGTGTTCGCAAGGGAATTCCTACTTACCGTGTTAACGATATGCCGTTTGGGTGTAGTAACAGCCTAACCATGATGTTTAACCAGCTATTGAACAAAGCCAGACAGGGAACCGCGCTATGAGCACTGGAATTGAACTCATGCAGCATGCGCTGGGCATCAGTGAGCGAAACCGCACTCCATATCGTAATTATTTCCTGGCTGGCGAAGGGCATACGGATAACGTGAAGTGGGAAGAACTGGTATCTGATGGTTTCGCTACCTCCCGTCCCGCGCCTGATTTTGTGGGTGGTGGAACGCTTTACCACGTCACAGAAAAAGGCGAGGAAGCGGCAATTTCTGCACTTCCAGAGCCGAAGAAACGTACTCGTTACGATGATTATCTTCACTCAGAAGTCTGCGAATCGTTTGGGGAGTGGCTGGGGATTGAGTTGCCGGTTTACGAGGACCGTGAAGTTGGCCGGTACAAATGGGAATACCGCATGGTCCGCCGTTCGCGGGCGTATTGGGATTCGTATTATGACGTTCGCGGTGATTGGATGCCGACAAAGAAAGCGGCAAAGGCAAGTTACAAAGAAGCACTGCGCAAATCGAAACTGGAGGAAGCCCAATGACAGCACTCAACAAACAGGCGCTGCGTACCGACATGCTGATAGTCAATGCGCTGGAAACGGCAAAACAACTACGCGAACTACAAGAGTCCCCTGTTGCAGGGGCTATTTTCGAATCAATTATTGAAAACGAAAATGGCAAAGAAATTCAGTTCGAGCGACCTATTTCTGATTTGGCGTATGCAGCATTTTTAAAAATCGAAAGGCTTGTGGAGGCACTGGAAGCCGCAGAGAAGCGCATAGCAGAACTGGAGGCGCGTAAGGTGACCGTTAAATTACCAGCCGATTACCGTAACGACGATGGCAGCATCAACGATGACATGTTTAACACCTGTGCAGTTGTTGGTGCATTTCGTGATGCGCTTGCCGCCGCTGGCATTGGCGTGAAGGGGGAGTGAGATGGCGCTGACGAAAAAACAACGTGCAGAGTTGCGCATGAAGTTCGGCGGTCGCTGTGCTTATTGTGGCTGTGAACTACCAGAGAAAGGCTGGCATGCTGACCATGTGCAGCCAGTGGCGAGAATATCTGAGCAGGATATGAAGGCCGCTGAAAAAGGCATTTTCAAGCTCAAAGCTACTGGAGAGGTGCGGAATATCTACGCTGATACCCTGGAAAATCAGTTTCCGGCATGCGCTCCCTGCAACTTGTTCAAAACCTCTTACTCGCTGGAGATGTTCAGAAAACAAATATCTCTACAGGTTGAGCGCGGGCGCAAGAGCAGTGTCAACTTCCGCACCGCTGAACGATTTGGCCTGGTTGAAGTAGTCGAAAAGCCGGTTGTGTTCTGGTTCGAAAAATATCAAGAAGGGGCTACGGCATGACAACTAACAACCACCCGGCGCACGGTCCTGTATCACTCGATCGCCTGCACCAGATAAGAGAAATACTCAGCAAAGCAGCAGCACAAAGCGACGGCGGTAATCTCGGCTACGCAATGTCTGATGCTGTGAAGGTGATTGCTGGGGCTATTGCAGCGATTGGCGCAGAGCCTGTAGCGTACATGTACAAAGATAAGCTTCACGCTGATGCGCGTTTTAGCCTGGATACCAGATTTGGCAACTGGTCTCAGGAAGACATCAATGAGTACGAAATCACAGAGACTCCACTCTACGCCGCCCCTCAGCCAGCGCAGGTAGTGCCGGAAACGTTGCCGTGCCCTGTACATCTGGAGCCTGGTCTTAAATTCGGTAAGGGCGTTCGCACTCAGTGCATGCTGGACGCATTGCGCCGTCGCGCTGACTACTACGCCGAACTGGAAGCTATGACTCCGGAACAGCGAGCAGAGCACGATGCAGGGATAGCAGAGTTTAAAGCGATGCTGGGACATGATAGCCGCGTCGCCATGCTACAGGCTGGCAACTCTTCGGTGATTCCGGATGGTTACGTACTAGTGCCGAAGAAGCTAACCGCTGAGAACGGCGCTAAGGGCGTGCTATCCGGTGAGTTTTCAGAAACGAAGTCTATAAACTTCCCGGAGTGTTTTGGTGATGATGAGTGCGAAACATGTGACGGTAGCGGAAGGCTTGAAATTACCGTTCCTGTCACCTGGACGACCATCAAAGCTATTTGGGATAAAGGTGTCGAGCATTTCGCAGCAGCACCGCAGCAGGAGAATGTATAACGTGAACAATTTAATGATCGACCTTGAATCCATGGGCAAAAAACCAAATGCCCCTATCGTCTCCATTGGTGCCGTGATCTTCGATCCGCAAAGCGGTGAACTGGGTCAGGAGTTTTACACCGCCGTTAACCTTGAAAGTGCTATGGAACAGGGAGCTGTGCCGGATGGTGACACTATTCTGTGGTGGTTAAGACAAAGCCCAGAAGCACGATCAGCAATCTGTGTTGAAGATGCTCTGCCAATATCATCTGCCCTATCTGAACTGAGCCATTTCATTAATCGGCATTCTGATAACCCTAAATATTTAAAAGTTTGGGGCAATGGAGCTACTTTCGACAACGTTATATTGCGCGGAGCATATGAACGTGCCGGCCAGGTTTGCCCGTGGCAATTTTGGAATGATCACGACGTCAGAACCATCGTCACATTAGGCAGAGTTGTGGGTTTCGATCCTAAGCGAGACATGCCATTCGATGGGGGGGCACATAACGCACTGGCCGATGCGCGCCATCAGGCAAAATACGTGTCCGCGATCTGGCAGAAATTGATTCCGACCACCAGCAGCGAGCTTTAATTTCCCTGGGTGCAGCCAGGGTAATGGATAAATAACCATGAGCAATATTTTCCAGTTAGCCCCCAACGAGTGGGTTTGTGAAAGCGTTCTTATCGCGGTTACCGGGCTCAAGCCCGGTACCATCCTACGGGCAAGAAAAGAATGCTGGATGGTCGGGAGGGAGTATATCCACGTATCACCTGACGGGAATCCTAAACCTTCCAGTGAGTGCATGTATAACAGAAAGGCTGTAGATGCCTGGGTCGCTTCAATGAAAAGCAAGCAGCCAGGGTGATTTGATGCCATGAAAAAGGTAAGCTCGTATCGCTCTTGGGCGTCTGGAGGTAACACCAATGGATAAAGTCACATATCCAACAGGCGTCGAAAACCACGGCGGCACATTACGCATCTGGTTTAATTTTAAAGGTAAGCGTGTCAGGGAAAGTCTCGGTGTCCCTGACACCGCTAAGAACAGGAAGATAGCCGGGGAACTGCGGACATCAGTATGTTTTGCCATCCGCACAGGAACCTTTGATTATGCAACCCAGTTTCCTGACTCCCCTAACCTCAAGGCTTTTGGTGTAAGTAAAAAAGACATTACAGTAAAAGAACTTGAAGAAAAGTGGCTGGATCTGAAACGGATGGAAATCTGCGCGAACGCATTCAATCGCTATGAGTCCGTCGCAAGGAATATGGTGCCGAGGATCGGAGGTAATCGCCTGGTCTCAGCAGTAACCAAAGAGGAATTGCTGTATCTCAGGAAAGATTTGCTAACTGGTTACCAGAATCCGACGAAAAACAAATCCCCGGCAAAAGGGCGAAGCGTTGTTACTGTGAACTATTACATGACGACAATGGCCGGAATGTTTCAGTTTGCTGCGGATCACGGTTACTTAGAAGTGAACCCATTCGAGGGAATTAAGCCTCTGAAAAAAGCCAGGGCAGAACCAGATCCTCTTTCTCGTGATGAATTTATTCGCCTGATAGATGCATGCCGGCATCAGCAGACTAAAAACCTGTGGTCATTAGCAGTGTACACAGGAATGCGTCACGGGGAACTGGTCTCCCTGGCCTGGGAAGATATCGATCTGAAGGCGGGAACAATTACCGTCAGGCGTAATTATACGAAACTTGGTGAGTTCACTCTACCGAAAACCGAGGCAAGCACAGATCGAGTGGTGCATCTTATCCAGCCCGCAATCAGTATCCTGAAAAATCAGGCTGAAATGACAAGGCTGGGCAGGCAACATCACATTGAAGTTCAGTTACGTGAGTATGGCCGTTCGGTGAACCATGAGTGTACATTCGTCTTTAACCCGCATGTGGTCAGACGCAGTAAGCAGGTCGGATTTATCTACCGGGTCGATTCAGTAGGCGACTCCTGGGAAGCGGCACTAAAGCGCGCAGGGATCAGACACAGAAAGGCGTACCAGTCACGACATACCTATGCGTGCTGGTCATTATCTGCTGGTGCAAACCCGAGTTTTATTGCCAGTCAGATGGGGCATGCGAGCGCGCAGATGGTGTTCAATGTTTACGGTGCATGGATGGCTGACAGCAGCGCAGAGCAGATCGCAATGCTCAATCAGAAGCTGGCAGATTTTGCCCCATTGATGCCCCATAGCCACGAGAGCAGTACGGGAGGATTATTAAAATCAGTAAGTTAA